TTGTCGATGGCTTTATTCAGACCCAGAACGACGGCAAGATCATCATTGGCCAGTACGCGGCCAACATCGCAAAAGTGTCGCCAGTTGCGGCTGCCTTGGGTGTTGAGTTGGCCGAGGTGAACGCGGCTGTCGCCCAGATCACCGCAGGTGGCACCAACGCCGAGATGACCTTCACAGGTCTGAAGACGGCATTCGCTCAGATTGCTTCTGGCAACGTCGGGAAAGAGTTCAAAAAGTACGGCGTCGAGATCAACGCGGCGACGATTAAGAGCGACGGCCTGGCCGGCACCTTGGAGAAGATCAAGAAAACAGGTGCAGACGCTGGCACTGTGATCAAGGCGTTTGGCACCGAAGCCGGCCCTGCAGTTTTGGCCCTGCTGGAAAATACCGACAAATACAACAGGCTTTTAGAGAATCAGAAGAAGGCTCAAGGGGCTGCGGCCAAGGCTGCATTTGAGGCAAGTGACACGATCAACGGATCGCTAAACAGGCTGCGCGTTGCGTTTGAAAACCTGTTTGCAGATGGCGGAGAGCTGGGCGATCTGCTCAAGCTGATTTTCAAAGGCGCGGCCGTAACGGTCGAAGTGTTTGGCGTCACGATCAACAATTTGCTGGCGCCCTTTAGGGCTATTGGTGCGGCGGTCAATGAGTTTGGAGAGACGATCGCCGAAGCCTTAGGGGTCAAGGGCGTGAATATCGCCTTTGAGATGCAGGAAGCCTACAAGGGCGTTTTGGGTGTCTTTACCCAAATCAGCGATTTCATCGTTGGCCTCGGCGTCAGGTTTGGCAAGTTCTTGGGCGGAATTGTCACTGGGACAAACGACACAGCTAACGCAATCAAAAAGAACCTGATTGGCGGATTTCAGGATGCATTTAACGGCATCAAAACCGCGATGCAGAACTTTTACAACGGCCTCCCTGGCTGGGCGAAGTTCCTAATTGAGGGAGCCGCAAAAGCTGCAGGCATTGTTGGTGGCCTTGTTCAGACCGCGATGGGCGGCGTCCAGCAGGTCGCGCAGAACGTCATTGGCGCAGCCGCGCCGCTAGTCACTGGGGCGGCCGGCGCTGTTCAGCAATTTGCCCAAACGACTATCGCCGAGGGTCAAGGCTTTAAGGCCGAGGAAAGGCTCAGGGTCGCTAACGCTCAACAGCAGCAGGCTGCAAACGGGATTGTTCCTACTGGCGGCGGACTTGGCAAAGATGCGCAGAAGCTTGAGGAGCAGCGTCAGCAGGCGGCGCAGCGTCTAGAGGAAGCGGCAATTCAGCAGCAAGAACGGAAACAGCTTGCTTACGAGGACCAAGTCAACAAGCTGCACGAGCAACAGGCACTGCAACGGGCGATCATCGAGGGCAATGTCGAAGAGGTCGCCAATGCCTACTTGCTGAAAGATCTGATCAATCAGCATGGGGTTGAGCGCGGAAACGTCCTTTACCAGAACGAACTAAACCTGCAGTCAATACAAAAGCAGGTCGAAGAGCACAAGAAGCTTGAGGACCAGCAGAAGAAAGCTGGCGAGGCCATGAAGGCGCTCTACATGGACATCGGCATGACGATTAAGGACAGCGTCGTCGAGGGCATTAAGGGCGCAATCAAGGGCACGAAGAGCCTGCGCGATGTGGCGATGGGCCTGCTCGACAGCATGATGAACAAGCTGATCGAGTTTGCTGTCAATGCAGCCTTGTTTGGCGTCGTCCCCGGCGGTGGCGGTGGCCTTTTTGGCGGCATCTTTGGCGGCATCTTTGGCGGCAAGCGTGCAGCTGGCGGCCCGGTCTCTGCCGGCAAGTCCTACTTGGTGGGCGAGAAGGGCCCAGAACTTTTCACCCCCAGCCGAGGCGGCAGCATTGTCCCCAATAATCAGATGGGCGGCGACGTCAACGTCAACGTGAACGTGGACGCCACCGGCAGTAGCGTGGAAGGCAACGACACGCAGGCCAATCAACTAGGCGCAGCAATCGCCGCGGCCGTCAAACATGAGTTGATCATGCAGAAGCGTCCTGGAGGTCTCTTGAGCTGATGGCTACCTTCCCCTCGATTACACCGACTTACGGCGCGTCGAAAACCAGCAACCCCATGAAACGGGTTGTGCAGTTTGGCGATGGCTACCAACACCGGCTAACGGTTGGCCTGCCCACTCATATGAACCCGAAGGCGTGGGATCTTGCTTGGAACGTGTCAGAAACTGACGCCGACACAATCGAGGCATTCCTAGATGCGAGGGCAGAAGACCAAGCCAGCTTTGACTGGAGTCCACTAGACGATTCGGAAACTTACAAGTGGATCTGTCAGGAGTGGACGAAGACAATCCCCTACAACAACCGGGCCACAATCACAGCTCGTTTTATTCAAGTCTTTGAGCCCTGATGGCGATCCCAACTTCTGAACTTCAGAAGATCAACCCGAGCAGCCTGATCGAGCTGTTCGAGTTGACGCTGACCGAATCGCTCCACGGCGCCGATACGACCTACCGCTTTCACAACGGGACTTCCGAGGTAGGTACCCAAGATATTGTCTGGGATGGCAACACTTACACCAAGTATCCGATCCAAGTCGAGGGCTTTGAGTACAAGGCCGACAGCAGTAGCCTCCCTCGCCCGACTCTGCGAATCTCGAACATTTTCGGGGCGATCACGACGCTAATCCTGAGCGCCAACGACAAAACACCGGGTAACGATCTAACCGGTGCAAAGCTTGTTCGGATCCGCACCCTCGTTCGCTACATCGACGCGGTGAATTTTGAGGACGAGACCAACCCCTACGGCACACCGGACACGGCAGCCCTCCTGCCGACTGAAACGTACTACTTGGCCCGCAAGGTAAAAGAAGACCGCGACGTGGTCGAGTTTGAAGCGGCGGCCAGCTTTGACCTAGCCACCGTCAAGGCACCTAAGCGGCAGTGCAATCAAAACCTTTGCCCGTGGATTTACAAGGGCGCAGAGTGCGGTTACTCCGGCACTAATTACTTTGACGAGAACGACAATTCGACGATCATTACGGCTGAGGACAAATGCGGCAAGCGCCTTAGCAGCTGCGAAATTCGATTTGGTGAGAATGCCGAGCTACCGTTCGGGGGCTTCCCAAGTATTGGTCTATTCGGCGGATGAAGGCGGCAGCAAAAGCGAAAGCGTTGGCCCATGCGCAGGCCGAAGATCCTCGCGAGTCATGCGGCCTTCTTGTCGTCGTCAAGGGTCGAGAACGGTATGTGCCATGTAAAAACTTGGCTGATACAAGTGATTTCTTCATCCTCGACCCAATCGACTACGCCGCCGCTGAGGATCAAGGGGAAGTCGTAGCAGTCATCCATAGTCATCCGGTCACGCCGCCTATCCCCAGTGAAGCTGACCGCATTGCTTGTGAAAAGTCCGAGCTTCCTTGGTACATCGTCAACCCAAAAACCAAAAAGTGGGGCCAGTGCTTGCCCGAGGGATACAAAGCCCCGCTGATTGGTAGGCAGTGGGTTTGGGGTGTCTCTGACTGTTGGACATTGGTCCGCGATTGGTACGGCGAGCAGGGGATCGAGCTGCCTGACTGGGACCGGCCTAGGTCATTGATCGAGTTCAACGAAAACCCGATGTTTGACGACTGCTGGGAAGAGGCCGGCTTTTACGAGGTGAGCTTCGACGACATGCAGCCAGGCGACGCGATGCTGATGGCAGTCGAGTCAAACAAGCTCAACCACGTCGGCGTCTATGTCGGCGATCAAATGGTCATCCATCATCTGTGCGGCCGTTTGTCCAGTCGCGATCAGCTCAGCGAGTGGTTAGTAAACTGCACTGGTAGGGTGCTGCGCTATGCAAACGGAAGTCAAGCTCTACGGACCGCTGGCTAAGTTCGTTGGGCGGCGTAGTTTCCTAGCTGAGGTAAGCAGTGCGGCAGAAGCCGTCAGGATGTTGCTGGCCAACTTCCCTGGGCTTGAGCGCCATATGGCGGACTGGAATTACAAGGTTGTCGTCGATAACTACGAATCAGAGCTAGACGATATTCACAACCCAGCCTCGGGTTGTATTCAGATCATCCCTGTGGTTGCGGGCGCAGGATTCTGGAAGAGCTTCGGCAAGATTTTGGCCGGGATTGCACTTGTCGCGGTTGCCGTGATTAACCCCTTCGGCGCTGCTGCGATCGGCACGTTCGGTATTGGTGCCGGCTCGATTGCTGTGTCGAGTGTTGTTGGCCTGATTGGTGCCTCGTTGATTCTTGGTGGCACGGCGCAACTCCTTAGCCCAACCCCGCAGATTGGCCAGCTTGGCCCAGCTGCTGGTTTTAGTCCCGTCAAGTCCACAGAGGGCACAGCATTAGACCCGCAGGGCCAAGACTCTTACAGCTTCAGCGGGATTCAGAACACCTCAAAAGCTGCCACGACCATTCCCGTGGTCTTTGGCGAAACTGTGGTGGGATCGGTGGTGATCTCGGCTGGCATTGACGTTGACAACAAATGAGCAAGCCTGAGAAAAAACAAGATCAGATCATTGGTGCTGGCGGCGGCGGCGGTGGTCTTGTTATTCAGACGCGGCAAATTCAAAGTGCCCCACCTCAAGCCAGAACGCCGACGCGCACAGCTGACAACCTCAGCTCTACAGCTTTCGCCAATATCCTCGACCTGATTGGCGAGGGTGAAATCGAGGGGTTCCCGTCCGCTCGTGCATACACCAGGGGGACGGACAACTACAACAAGGCACTTCTAAAGGACGTTTTTCTCACCAATACACCCGTGCTCCGGGCGTCTGCAGACGTCACCAATCTGTCGGATACCGACTACAACTTCAAAGGGGTGACGGTAACGCCAAGGTATGGCACCAACGCCCAGACCTATATCCCAGGGTTTGAGGCATCTGAAAGCGTCGAGTCTGTTGGTCTTGAGGTTGTAAAAGACACCCCTATTACTCGGCAGATCACCAACTCAAACGTCGATGCAGTCAGGGTTTCCGTTGCCGTCCCTCGCCTAGAGAAAGCTACAGATGAGGGCGACGTCTTGGGAACTGAAGTCACGATCAGGATCGACGTCCAATACAACGGCGGCGGCTTCACTACGGCTAAGACGGACACGATCAGCGGCCGAACTGTTGACAAGTACGAGCGCGACTACGTCATCGAGCTAGACGGGGCGTTCCCTGTCGATATTCGGGTTGTCCGGGTTTCGGATGACTCAACCGATCAAAACGTTAATCCGACGCAATTCGCGACCTACACCGAACTGATTTACAAGAAGTTGCGCTATCCAAATAGTGCGCTTGTTGGCCTTCGTTTTCAGGCTGAGCAGTTCAGCTCGATTCCGTCGCGGGCCTATCGTATTCGTGGCGTAAAGGTCAAGATCCCAAACAATGGGACTGTCGATCAAGAGACCGGCAGGATCACCTACTCAGGAACATGGACGGGAACATTTGGCGCAGCACAGTGGACCACATGTCCGGCCTGGATTTTATATAACCTTCTGACCAACAAGCGGTACGGCTTCGGCGATCACATCGCAGAGGCGCAACTCTCAAAATTCGACTTCTATTCCGCCTCTGTTTACGCAAATGAGGAGGTCGATGCTGGCCTCGGTGATGGCACCAAGGAGGCGCGTTTTAGCTGCAACGCAAACATTCAAAACCAATACGAGGCGTACAAGCTAATCAATGACCTTTGCTCGGTCATGCGCAGCCAGCCTTTCTGGTCTGCTGGCGCGTTGACTCTTTCGCAAGACAAGCCGAAAGACTCTAGCTATCTATTCAACCGCTCCAACGTCCTTGAGCCTGGCTTTAGCTACGCCGGCTCGGATATGAAGACCCGGCACACTGTCGCGATCGTCAGTTATCTCGACCTTGAAACAAGAGAGCAGCAATACGAAATCGTCGAAGATAGAGACGCCATCGAGAAATACGGATGGGTCGCGACTCAAATCAAGGCTTTTGCCTGCACATCGCGGGGCCAAGCAAACAGGCTCGGCCAGTGGATTTTGTTCACCGAAAATAGAGAAACTGAGGTTGTTAGCTTTAGCGCGTCTATCGAAGCTGGGACGCTCGTGCGCCCTGGCAGTGTGATCGACGTCCAAGATCCAGTTAGAGCAAATCAACGCTACGGCGGAAGGATTTCAAGCGCAACGGCCAGTGTCGTCACGGTCGATAATGCAGACGATCTGCCCGATGAAGATGGCACCCTGTCGGTGTTGCTTTCTGATGGCACAGTCGAAACGCGAGACGTATCCTCACGCGATGGCACCGCGATCACGGTTTCGTCTGATTTCAGCAGTGCACCAAACGCGAACAGCGTGTGGATATTTCAGACGGATTCAATCCAGACGCAACAATTCCGCGTGTTGACGGTCGAGGAGCAAGACCAAACTGTCTATGCAATCAGTGCGCTCAAGTACGACTCCTCCAAATACGACCACGTCGAGCGTGGTTTTGAGCTGTCTTCTCGGACGATCACGGATCTCAACCCAATTCCAAATCCGCCCGACAATGCAAGCGCTAGCGAGAAATTTTATGCGGTAGACAACAAAGCCAAGGTCAAAATTATTGTCAGTTGGTCTGCCGTGAAGGGCGTTCCGCAGTACAAGGTCCGCTACAGGGCAGATAACGACAACTGGGAGACTCTCAACGTTGCCCGGCCTGATGTTGAGATTCTGGACACCAGGGCCGCGACGTACACGATCGAGATCTACAGCATCAACTCGCTGGGCCGTCAGTCCTCAGACTTCACCAGCCTTTCGTTTAACGCGATTGGAAAGACTGCAGTCCCTGGTGATGTCCAGAATCTGCAGTTTGAAGCCACCAGCGACAAGGAAGGAACGCTGAAGTGGGATGAAACTGTCGATCTTGATGTCAAGCACGGCGGCAAGGTCTACATCCGCCACAACAGCCTGACCGATGGCAGCGCTAGCTGGAGTGACTCGGTTGACCTGATTGAAGCTGTCGCCGGTTCTTCTACCAGCGCCAAAATCCCGTTGGTTGAGGGTGAAGTCTTCGTCAAGTTTGCTGATGACGGCGGACGCCTGAGCACCAATGAAGTCAGCGTGATCATTGATCTGCCTGACACTCGCGGCAAGCTGCTGTTGCAATCGCGCCGGGAAGATCAGGATTCGCCTCCGTTCCAAGGCACCACAACCGACACCTTCTATAGCGACGAGTTTGATGCGCTGACCCTGGCTAGCACCGCTGAGATCGACGACAAAACCGAAGACATCGACGATTGGGGCACCATTGACTTCT